GGGTAACAAGACGGCGGCCTATCCATCCACCACGGATCCCAAGGATATGTGGTTTTCTGTCCGGCGTTTTTTCGACTGGGACGGAAACAACTTTATCCGCACATATTTCCAGAAAGTGGACAAGCCGGGCAACAAGCGGCTGATCCGGTCCATCGTGGACAGCCAGAACATTGTGGGCAACGGATATGTGGCCCGCGACTACTGCGCCGGCTACCGGCTGGAGTTCCTGGAGAGCGAGAACCCGGCCACAAACCTGATCAACGGCCACCTGACCGTCCACACCCACATGGCCCCCTATATTCCGACGGAGTATTTGGAGAATATCCGGGAGTTCGACGTGGCGGCGCTGACGGCAGCCCTGACCGCGTAAACGGGAGGTAAACATGAAAACTATTCCGACCAAGATCAATAAATACAACGTATACAACCAGGGAAACCGCCTGCTGGGCACGGGGGATGAAGTCACCCTGCCCAGTTTCGAGGCGTCCAGCGAAACGGTGAGCGGCGCGGGCGTCCTGGGCGAGTTCGACGATCCCACCGTGGGCTATTTCTCCAACATGGAACTGGAGATCCCGTTCCGGGTGCTGGACCAGGAGGCCGTGGACATGCTGGACCAGACCAAGGCGGTCCAGCTGGAACTGCGGGGCGCCCAGCAGACCACGGACGAAAACGGGGACATTGAGTTCCGGCCCATGCGCGTGGTGGTCCGTGGCCGTATGGCGGGGTTTGACCCCGGCAAGGTCAAGGCAGGCAACGGCATGGAAACCAGCGTAAAGTTGACGATCATTTATATCCTGATCGAACTGGAGGACCAGCCCATGGTGGAACTGGGAAAGACAACCGAGACTTTCAAGATCCGGGGCGTGGACGTTCTGGCAAAGGTCAAGGAAATGTGCTAAACCGCCAGCGGCGGAAATAGAAAGGAGTTTTTCACAATGGAAAAGGACAAGATCGGGGCCGCCGAGCGGGCGGACATGGAGGCCATGGAGGCGCAGGCAAGGGCCGAGGGCGGAGAGGACACCGAGCCGGAGGACCTGGTGCTGCGGTTTGGCAAGCCCTATAAATTCGGCGGCCAGGAATACACCGAGGTGGACCTGTCCGGCCTGGAGGACGTGACGGCGGGTGTGCTGGAGAACGTGGGCAAGATCGCGGCCAAGAAAAACCCCGGCATGAACCCGGCCCTGCAGGAAATGTCCCTGACGTTCTGCACCTACCTAGCCCAGCGGGTGGCCAAGCTGCCCCTGGAGTTCTTCACCGGCCTGCCGGCCAAGGAGGCAATCAAGCTGAAAACCCTGGTTACAAATTTTCTGTACGGCGGGGATGGGGAGGACTAACACCAGAGGCGATCCGCAAGGGCTGTGTGGCCCTGTCCCTACAGTTACATAGCAGCCAGGAGTTTTTCCTATCCCTGCAGGTGGACGACCTGAACGAATATGCGGAAACGGTCAAAGCCATTTGGGAGGAGGCGAAACGCCGCAATGGCAAAAAGTAAAGTTTATGAACTGGCCATAAAGATCAACGGCAAATTGGACAGTTCCCTGAAAAAAGCCTGTGCGGCGGCAGCGCAAAACCTGGAAACGGTGGGAAATGCGGCAAAAACCGCCGGCAAAGTGGTGGCAGGCGCGTCCGCCGCTATCGTGGGAGCAACTGCCACCATGGGAGCCGCCGCCGTAAATGCGGCGGCGGAATACCAGACCCAACTTGCCAATATCTCAACCCTGCTGACCGGAACAGAGGCAGAGGTGGCCGCCCGCACAGCGGAGATCGGGGATCAAATTCTGAAAGTTTCCGACAAAACAGGAGTGGCCACCGACAACCTGACGGACGGAATGTATCAGGTCATTTCCGCATTTGGGGACAGCGCAGACGCGGCCAGTATTCTGGAAACCGCCGCAAAATCGGCGGCAGCTGGAAACGCCACCACGGCGGACAGTATTAACCTGCTGTCCGCCGTGACAAAGGGCTATGGTGACACATCGGCGGCAGCTGTCCAAAAGGCGGCTGATCTATCTTTCGCCACTGTGCGGCTGGGGCAAACCTCTTTCCCGGAACTGGCCGCCTCCATGGGAAAAGTGATACCGCTGGCCGGAACCCTGGGGCTGGAACAGGAACAGCTTTTCGGCGCCATGGCCACCCTGACCGGCGTAACGGGATCCACGGCGGAGGTGGTCACCCAGTTAAAGGCCACCATGCAAGGGTTTTTGTCACCGTCCAAAAATATGCAGGCCGCCCTTGCCTCTATGGGCTATGAGAGCGGCCAGGCGTTGCTTGAAAGCAAAGGCTTACAGGGGGCGCTTGACGCATTAAAGGACAGCGTACATGGGGACGAACTGGCATTTGCGGGACTGTTTTCGTCCGTGGAGGCACAAACCGCCGTGCTGTCCATGGCGGGCACACAGTCCGAAAATTTGGCCAGCAAGACAGCGGAAATGTATGAGGCCGCAGGGGCGGCAGACACGGCTTTTCAGCGGCAGACCAACACCCTGAAATATACGGTCCAAACTGTCAAAAACCTGGGTAAAAATTTCCTGACACAGATAGGGTCCAATATACTGCCTTATGTCAATGATCTGGCGGAGGCAGCCCTGCCAAAAGTACAAAACGCACTGGAGGCAACCGGGGACTATGTAGAAAAATCCATCATACCAACGGCAGAAAAGGCTGTGAAATGGATCGGGGAGAACAAGACGGCGATCCTTACCGTTGCAAGCGCCGCTGTAACCGCCGTGGGAGCCTTTAAGGGCCTGCAGGTGGCAACTGCCGCCGTGGGTGCGGTGAAAAATCTGTCCACCATTTTCAAGGCGGCATCCGGCGGAGGGAAAATACTAAATGCGGTATTGAGTATGGGCGGTGTAAAGCTGGCCATAATTGCCGGAATAATCGCAGCGGTGGCGGCGGGTTTCGTCCTGCTGTGGAACAAAAGCGAGAAATTCCGGGAAACCGTCATGGTCCTGTGGGGCCAGCTGCAAGCCCTGGGCGGTGCCCTGTCCGATATGGCGGGCGCTATATGGGCAAAGGCCGCCCCCCTGCTGGAAATGCTGGGAAATGCCCTGCTGAACGGCCTGGAGCGGGCGGTGGACCTGCTGGCCCCGGTGGCCGGGAATATCCTGGGCATATTTACCGGAATAGCTGATTTTATCACCGGCGTGTTTACGGGCGACTGTGATAAAGCCCTGCAGGGCCTCCAAAATATTTTTGGAAATGCGCTGGCCGGGCTGGGCAATCTGGCTATGGCCGGATTTACTGCCATTCTGGAGATCGGCACATCTATCTGGCCCGCCATAGACAACGCGGTACAGGCCGGGATCGCCGCTATTTCCAGCCGTTTCCCGGTGCTGGGGGCCGTCCTGGGATCCCTGTGGGCCACCGTTCAAAAAGTGTGGTCCAATATCCAGGTGATCCTCCAGAACGCGATCCAGTTTGTCCAAAATGTTTTTGCGGGCAACTGGTCCGGCGCCTGGCAGAACATAGTAAATATTTTCAGCACGATTTTCAGCACCGTGGCCTCCATAGCCATGGCCCCCATGAATATGCTGGCCAACGGGGTGCAGGCCGCCATCAATTCCGTGGCCGCGTTCCTGTCTGAAAAATTCCCATTCCTGGGCGCCCTCTTTTCCGGCTGGGCCGCCAGCATTTCCGCCGCCATTGAGAACATAAAGGCAATTTTCAGCGGAATTATTGATTTTGTCCAGAATGTATTTTCCGGGAACTGGTCCGCAGCGTGGCAGAACATCGTGGATATTTTCGGAAATCTATTCGGCATGATCGTCAATCTGGCAAAAGCCCCCATTAACGGGGTTATTTCCGCCATCAACTTTGTGCTGGAGAAGATCAACGGCATTTCTGTCACGATCCCGGACTGGGTGCCGGGCGTGGGCGGGACCACCCTGGGCTTTAACATTCCCACCATTCCGCAGCTGGCCACCGGCGGCATTGTCACCGCCCCCACCATCCTGGAGGCGGGCGAGGGCGGCGAGGCGGAGGCGATCCTGCCCCTGTCCAAACTGGCCGCCATGCTCCAGAGCGTGGCCAACGCGCCGGAGATCACGGACCTGGGGAACCAGGAGGACGGCCCAGAGGAGGCGCCCCTGGCCCAGCTGGCCAAAATGCTGGACGACTGGACCAGGAACAACAAACCGGACCCGCATGGGCCGGGCCAGGGCGGCGGTGGCCGGGATCTCCCGGACCCGCCGCGCCCCGGAGGAA